GATTGTACTTCATAATGGACAAGCTTTCTTTTTACAATTCATGGGCAAAGCTTATGAAGCAACTGTAGAAGGCAAGAGATATTATTTGATGGCAATTGGTGAGAAAGAAAGATGTATGGTTGCTATCTCTAGACTATTAAGGTTTGGCAATCCTTTAAAAACCAAAGGGCCTGAAGGAGCTGAGCAAGCAACAAGAGATACAGAAGGACCAGATCAAGAAGCAGGACCAACACCTCCATCAGAGACTGAAACACCAGAAGGAGGAGAAGAGTTAACAGAAGCAACTATTTTAGAAGGGATATTAAAAAAAAAGTTAACTAATGAGTTAACTATTAGCCCTGACTATAAAACTAAAGCTGGGTTCAATCCTTACTATACATTAAAAGATGATCTTAAAAATACGATAGCTAAAACATTAAAGCTAGACCCTAATAAGATTGTTTTTAAAAATACAAAATCGCCAAAAGGAAAACCTGTAATAGATAGAAAAGGCGGATTCTCTTTTCAAATTGGTGTAGATCAAAACGGTAACATAAAGGATACTAACTATTATGTTAATACATCTAAAGCAGATGTTACAGGTCATTATGGCACAACTACAAGAAAAGATACAACTGGTTCATCTAATGTAAATGAATTTTTAACTGTTTACTTTTTAATCAATAAACCTCAAGCTTCTGCAAAAGAATTTATGAAGTTTGTAAAAGGTAAAAAAGGTCCTACTGGAGTTAAAACTGGTGAAGGCGAAGATGTTACTTATGAGATGCTTAATCAAATGCTCCAAAGAGACCAAACACCAGAGAGAGATATTAATATCGGAGTTAGTAATGCTAAGGCTGTTAAGTCTGATTTAGGAGGAAATACTAAGTCAATATCTAGAGTTTATTGGACTCCTAGAGCTAAGCCTGAAGGTATTAGTTCCAAGAATCCATCAGATGTAGTTATTAAGTTTAAAGATGGTACATTTACTGGCTATTCTAATAAAATAACAGGAAAAGGTCCTGATGTAACTCCAAAGTTTAATACTAATTTATCTGCGTTTTCTAGTAAAATTGGTGATGCTGAGCAAGATAAAAACATAAAAGATATTACTGACAAGTCTTGGAAAGAGGCTTCTAAAAAAGTAAAATCTCCTAATGCTTCTAAAGCAATCAAAGCATTTGATATAACAAAAGAGAAGCATTCTGAAACTACAAGTAGAGGTGCTTTTGCTAATCTAGCTAGAGCTTTCAGTAAAGATAAACTAGACTTTTACGGCGAAGGATTTTATTATTTGTTCAGAAATCAACTAATCAAGAACTTAGGAGAATATTGGTCTGATCCAAAAAACCTTGCGTATCTATTAAAGACTATAGGATTTTATACTTATGGAGAAACAGAATCTGGAACTACAGAAGCACCTTACAAACTACTTGTAGGAACGGAATCTGGATCTACTATCAAAGATATTACTTCTGACGAAGAGGCAAAACTACTTCTTACAAAGTCTAGTCCAAAAAATATCAAGAACATAGAGTTTATTTATCCAGGATCTGGTCAATCGTTTGCTATCAAATTCTACAGCTCACTTATAAAGTCTCCAGTTATTATACCTTTGACTGTAAGAACTAGAGCAAGTGGCGGTTGGGCAGGAAAGTCTCTTTACATTAATACTCCTGGTTTAAAAATAGGAGAAAAATAAATTTTTTTGTTTCAACTTTTTTTTGTATATTTAGCCATAAACACAAATTATGGCAAGAAAAGACCATTTATACCGTACTATAAGGACTATTGAAGGAATCCTATTCCATGTTTACGAAGATGATAAAGGGGTGATTAGACCACACTCTACAAAAGGACCTGCTGTAGAATATCCTAAGTCTGAGGCCAAGCCAGACGAATACTTCATTTTTGGTATCAAATATGATTATGACAAGTGGCTAGAGTTGTCTAGACCGTTTCGTCGTGCTTTAACCGTAGACAAGGAAGATTTAGTTGATTGATAAATATTTATAAGTAAATGAATTGAGATGTCATTTAACTTAGAAAAATATTTAACCGAAAACAATCTCACTATCATTTCCAAGATCCGTGAAGATGTTGGAGAAGATGAGACTGGACCATCCAAGGCGGACCTTAAGAAGACCGACAAGGATTTTAGAGGGCTTTATAAGGATAAGGCCAAATATGCTGAGCTTCAAAAGAAAGTAAAAGCAGTATTATCAAAATATGCTGTTAAACAACCAGATGGCTCTTTGAAACTTAAAGATGTGCAAGCCTACAAAAGAGAAGTAGGAAACATGCCAGATCAACTTAAGCTATTGAAGCAAAAGATTCAACAAATTGAAAACCCTGAAACTGACACAGATGAAGAACCTATGGACTAAAATAGGCCTAGTAGCTTTAGTAGCGGTACTTCTATTGTGGCTTCTTAAAGGCTGTGAACCAGAATTTGATACTAAGCCTTACGAGCATAAGATTGATTCTCTAGAAAATAGAATCGACTCTATAAAATCACAAAATGATCTTCTAGAAGACGGGATAATAGAACTACAAAACATAAACACAGGATTAACTGATCGTGTTGATGGTTTAAAAGAGAAAGTGTGGGAGTTAAAAGAAGATCTAAAAGAAGCAGAACAAGCTTTAGTTTATACACCTACACAAGTAGATAGTTTCTTTGTAGCACAATATCCTTTACAATTTGCTAGCGTAAGCACAGACACAACTCACCTACCTTTAGAAGTATCTAAGCAAGTAGTTGTTGATGTAAAGCAATTAGGCATAGCTAAGCAAATGATTTTGTTTCAAGATAGTACTATTACTACTTTTGATACTTTAGTCAAGAACAAAGACAAGATCATTATAGATCTTAGAAAGAAAGAAGAGAATTACATTGCCATCGACAAAGAACGTGTCGAACAAGCTAATAACTATAAGATTCAAATTACTGGTCTTAAAGATGAGGTTAGTAAAAAGAATTGGAAATTAAAAATGAGTAAGTTACAAAAGGTTGCAATAGGAGTTGCAGGCTTGATAGTCGGTATACTCGTAAAATAAGATATGTCTGAACAACAGAGCATAAAAGAAAAGATTAAAGAGGAGTTTGTCAAATGTGCAACGGATCCAGTTTACTTCATGAAGAAGTACTATATGATCCAGCACCCTTTAAAAGGTAGACAATTCTTTGATCTTTATCCGTTTCAAGAGAAGGTTTTAAAACTGTTTCAAAAGCACGACTATTCTATAATCAATAAGTCGAGACAGTTAGGTATCTCTACTCTTGTGTCTGCTTATTCTTTATGGCTGATGTTGTTCAACAAAGATAAAAACGTTCTTGTTATTGCTACTAAGCAAGACACTGCCAAGAACATGGTAACAAAGGTAAGGTTCGCTTATCAGAATTTACCAACTTGGTTGAAGATAGGAACGTCTGAAGATAATAGGTTGAGCTTAAAGCTTGCGAATGGTTCACAAATCAAAGCTGTTTCAGCAGCTGGTGACTCTGGACGTTCTGAAGCTGTATCTCTACTAGTTATAGATGAGGCTGCGTTTATCGATAGAATTGAAGAGATATTCACAGCCGCTCAACAAACACTTGCGACTGGTGGTGGTTGTATAGCTTTATCTACTCCTAATGGTGTAGGTAACTGGTTTCACAAAACTTACTTATCAGCGCAAGAACAACAAAACAGGTTTTTACCTATATCTCTACCTTGGACAGTACACCCGGAACGTGATCAAACATGGCGTGATGAACAAGATAGAACATTAGGTAAACGTAATGCGGCTCAAGAGTGTGATTGTGACTTTGCAACTTCTGGTAATACTGTAATAGAGCCAGATGTTTTGAATTGGTATGAAGAGAATATGATATCTGAGCCAATTGAACGTAGAGGTCTTGATAAAGCTTTATGGATATGGGAGTATCCTGATCCTATGAAGTATTATGCAGTTGTAGCTGACGTGGCCAGAGGAGATGGTAATGACTACTCTTCTTTTCATGTTATAGACGTTGAGACAGTAACACAGGTTGCAGAATATAAGTCACAAGTTGATACAAGAGAGTATGCTAACATACTTTTAGGTATCGCTTCAGAATATAACACGGCACTATTAGTTGTAGAGAATGCAAACATTGGCTGGGACGTTATACAGTCAATATTAGAAAAAGGTTATACGAATGTTCACTATAGTTACAAACAAGACCAGACAATGGACTTTACTAAGTATGTGGACAAGTTTAATACTCAAACTGGTTTAGTTCCAGGTTTTTCAACAAACCAACAAACTAGACCTCTTGTTATAGAAAAGATGAGAGACTTCTTAGAGAATAAAGTAGCAATCATTAGATCAATCAGGCTACTTGAAGAGCTAAGAGTCTTTATTTGGAAAAATGGCAAAGCGCAAGCGATGCAAAGTTATAATGATGACCTTGTCATGAGTTTTGCTATCGGTATGTATTTGAGAGAAACTAGCCTTAGATACAGAAAGACAGCAGAAAACTTAACATACGCAGCATTAAACAGTTTTACTAAGACACAAGATACCAGTATAACTTATAATGCAAACAATCATTATAATCAAAACCCGTGGAGTATGAACATAAATACACCACAAGGTGGAGCAGCAGAAGATTTAACTTGGTTAATATAATATAAAATGGCAGAACAACAAAAACAAAACAACTTATTCTCGACCTTAAGACGTCTGTTTTCTACAGATGTTATCATTCGTAATGAAGGTGGAGACATGTTAAAAGTAATCGACACTGATACTATACAAAGATCAGGTGTTATTCAAACAAACTCATTAGTTGATAGGTTCAATAAAGTTTATACTACGTCTACTGCGTACGGTGTTAACTTGAACTTAGCACAAAACTATCAATCAGCACGTGTTCAAATCTATGCTGACTACGATGCCATGGATACAGATGCTATCTGTTGTTCTGCACTTGACATTGTAGCCGATGAGTGCACACTTAAAAATGAACAAGGTGAAGTACTTCAAATCAGATCGTCTGACGAAAACATTCAAAAACTCCTCTACAATCTATTTTATTCTGTACTTAATATTGAATTTAATTTGTGGAGTTGGGTTCGCAATATGGCTAAGTACGGCGACTTTTACCTCAAATTGGAAATAGCCGAGAAATATGGCGTATACAATGTTATTCCATTTTCTGCCTATAACATTATTCGTGAAGAAGGATACAACCCAAATAATCCTCAAGAGGTTCGATTCAAATATGATCCTAATGCAACATTAGCTTCATCTACAGGATATAGCCGTCAACAAAACAATGATACTGGTATTTGGTTTGACAACTATGAGATGGC